GAAGGTTTGGTTGGAAGTCGCTGGCCGTTGTCTTTGCAGGTGACGGTCAGCGGCGCTCCTTTTACTTGGTTACGCAACAAACTTTCGCCCTTTGGAAAGATTCTCCTTCCAAGGCAATGGCTGTAAATTCCATGGGACATGCAGGCCAGAAACATTTTTCCCTAACAAAGGCACGATGTGATCTACATGGTGTTTTACCCCAGTGGATTTTGTTATATGAGCTGCCAATTCATATACACGCTCAATATCTTTCCGATTTACCCAAGATGGTGTAGCGCGCTTAACATGCGCCTTCCTAAACCTGGTATCGGATAACACTTTGGCGCTGTTGCGCCGCTTATATTCAACATTTTTGCAATGCTTGCATTGGCTGCACAAGCAACTTGGCCGAGAAGCATCTTTCCCAAAATCAGATGCCGGTTTTACCACGTTACACGTTGGACACCGTTTCTCGGAAACGGGTATTCTGGGCTGTTTCAAGCGAAGTGTTATTTCTTCTGAGTGCCAGCAGCCACAGGATTTTGCCCGACCGCTTCTGAGCATGAACCCGCGCGTCCTTGTTTCACCCCCACAAATACAAACACATTTCCAAATGCTGTTGTTTTTCTTATCTCTTCCGAGATGTTCGACAACAGTGAGGCGCGAAAATGTTTTGCCTATAATATTAATTGACCGCTTCATTTTTGTTTTTTGTCGTAAGACCGCCAGCCAGCAAGACCAAGGATGCCCATAATAAGCTCCCATAGATGGTCGTCAATTTTTATGTCTGGCAAATGCATTCCTGGGTTAAAAATTGCAGCAAGCCAAATTGCAATCGGGTTAAACACATAACCCCAAGCCAAAGCTGCCGCCCCTACATAACCAATCGTAGGACGCCATGAGGAGGCATAGGGGTTTCCAGATGCAGCTTCGGCTTTGTTAACGTCTATCTGGCCTTTAGCCATCTCAATGTCTGCCGTAAGAGCCTTCAGCTCTCCCTCCTGCTGCATCTTCAGCAGCTCTAACTTAGCCTTGTCACGCTCCGTTGGATCAGGCCATAGACGGTCAATAAGTTTGCCGCCGATATCCAAAGCCGCTGAAATAGGATCAAACCCAGCCATAATCAGACTCCATATATTCTACGAATGTTGCTCCATGCGGCACGGCTTCCAGGGCCATAATCCCAGCTTCTGCTCCGTCCGGTATCAACATGAAGAAATCCCATCCCAAATCCGAAGCCGCGAAACCCGGATTTTTTGGCAGCTCCGAGCAACCGCCCACGATCATGCCCAATAAGAGAAATATCAAACGCGCGGCCTTTTAGATGTTCCGACGAAGGCTTCCCGCCTTCTTTTTCATTATGAATGCTGCATCGTGTCCCACTATTAATAATCAGCGGCCCCATTTCATTGCGAAGCGCCTGCAACGCGTCTAGCGCTTGTTCATCAAGCACAAAGCATCCGCACCCGCATTTGCAGGATAGTTCTTTCTGCGTGAAATTTGGCCAGCGGTCAGCGTTCCAGCTCATCGTTATGTGCCAGTTGTCAAATAGGTCCAGCTAGTACCGCCATCGGTGTTGATGTAGGCACGATTATTGACTGCGCTGCCATCACGGCGGCAATAAATGGTGCCCTTGAGCGCAGTAACAGTTGGTGCACCAGAGCCAGCAAGAACCGGAAAAGCGGTCAAAATTTCATCGCCATCAACAACTGGCGTTGTTGCATTGGTAAGAAAATTGCCAATCGTGCCGCTATTCCCGCTGCCGCCATTATCGTAACGGATGCCCTTGCCAGTGGCAGTCGTCAGAAGATATGTCGCCGCCTTGTCAAAATGCATGATGCTGTTGCCAGAAATGTGAACGCTATTGTTATCACCGCCTATGCGGATACCAACTGCATCGCCAACGGCAAGCGTATTTGTCCAGGGGTCGAGAATTGAATTGCCAACAATTGAGCAAGCAATGTTGGTCAGACCGTAAATGCCAACGGCTCCGGGGTAATAAACAGAATTGCCGGAAACAGACACGCCTTTAGTGATGGAAAGAAAGATTGCCGGAATGGTTGAAGATGTGCTGTCACCGTAGCCAGTAACTGTGTTCCCACTAATGCTGCCAGTCGCATATTCCGCGCCAGATGCGCCAGAAAACGCAATTCCATATTGTGCAGTCCCGTCAGTTACGGCGCTGTTGACCACGTTCCCGCTAACAGTGCAATTGGTAGGAGCGTAAGCATACGAACCGGCAGAATTTTTAGAGCCGCCAACAGCAATGCCAAACTTGCACTGATAAACCGTGTTTCCAGTGAACACGATATTGTCACCGCCGTGAGTATCAAGCCCCTCCCAAGTCGGGACTTTGCGCACTACGTTTCCTGTAATTGCGCCATATTGCGATCTGGGCTGCGATACAAGTTCGCCAGAATCATCAGTCAACCGCGAAACATAGATGCCGTAAGCGTTCAATACCGGAACGCCAGTGCCGCTAATGTCAGAAATCAGGTTGTTGGAAATGGTAAAATAACTGCAGGAATCCAGCCCAACGCCAATATAAACGCCGCCATCAATCGTGTTATTGTCAACGATGATGTTGGATGCGTACTGGATATGAACAGCCGCAGACCCGAAATTCAGAAACTTGCAGTTTTTGATGCTAAAATTTGAAATATAAGTCGGGGCCAACCCCGCATTGAATGTACCGGAAACAAGGATCAAATCTTCCAGAACATTCCATGTGGCCTTCTGGTAACCATCAAGAATCAGGCCATCAAACGAAACATTACTGGCAGTAACGTAAAATGTTTTTTTGCCTGCCACAGTTTGTTTGATCGTAGCCCCAACCGGGGAAGTAATGCGAACGCCTTTGGTAATCGTAAGCGCGTTGGTCAGGTAATAAGTGCCGGTTGATCCCCACGGAAACACAAGATTGCCCCCATTGGGTAGGGCAGCAAGACACGCCTGAATGCGCGCCGTATCATCGGTAGAGCCATCTCCCTTGGCACCTCCTTGCAAAACAGAAAGCGTGGAGTTGAAGGTAAGAAGCCAACGGCCATTTCCGCCGTTGCCAGTCGGATTAATGACTGTAACACCGTTGTCAGAGGCGGAAGAAGACGCAGACCAGTAAAAGACTTCCGCAGGGCCAAAATCGCCCGCCGCGTAATATCCTTCAACCATCACAATTCCGTAGGCAGCGGAAAGCGTTGCCGTGATCCCTCGTAGATCGGCAATGGTCGCAACAGCCGTAATGAAACTGCCGCTGCCATTGGACGTTACCGGATCAGCGGTCCAGATTTCATTGTCATTCTCATCCGTCAGAACAACCTTGTATTGAGTGCCAGGAGACAAGAAAATGTTGCCGAACAATCCACCGCCATTTGCCTGAACAGGATTGGCATTGGCAATTGTGAGCCCAGCATTGGAATATGTCGTGGCGCGCGTTGAGGTGCCCGTCAGGTAAAAATTCAGTTTGGCACTAGGAGCAACAACGCCAGTCGTGTCAAAAGCCGTGGTGAACGGAACATTATAACGCTGACCATTAGGGGCGGTCATTTTTTCACCTTTTCAATTTCTCCGGCCTGTTTCCCAAGCAGGATGCTGTAAATCTTTGCCTGCAAAGAAAGCGGCACTTTATTTGCGTTAGCCTTGGTCGCAGTTTTGATAAGCGTGGCCGCAAGCTCTGGATCATAAAGCGCCTCAGTAACAAGTCGCATGGCCGCTTCCTTGTTGGCGGAAAGCATGGACTCCATAAGCTTGTTGCCGCCATACGCGCCTGCCGCAGCGCCCACGGGGCCGCCCGTCAAGCCGCCGACCGTGCCGCCAGCGATCTTGGCACCCTTGGAAACGCTGGTGCCCAAAAGGGCCTCGGCCCAATTCTTGCCTGACAGCTTGGCAAAAGTGTCGGAACCGCCAGGAGCGCCAGCGCGAGCCGTACGAGCTGCCATATTGGCCGCATCCCTGATGCTTTCGATCAATTTGCGTTGCGCAGGGTCAAACAGTTTGCTGTCGATAATATGGCGGTAATTGTCCACGAACTTGGAGACAGCGGCAGGCTTGACCGTAACGTTGCCCTGCGTGTCGGGAACGCCTTCAATTGCGGCCATGAACTTCTGCGTGAAGGCGTCACGCGCTGCCTGCAAGCCCTGCGCATCATCGCCAATTGCCTTGAGGTAGGAATTGAACGCTTCAGGCGCGCCTGCGGAAGACTTTGGGCGAATGAACAGGTTAGCCGCGTTACTTTCTGCGGATTGGCCAAATTCCTTGGCTGAAATGGCGGTTTGTACCGGTGACCCTTTCTGATTGAACCCAAAACGATCTTTCATTTCACGGGTTGCGCCACGGGCCGCGTTATAAGCATCCATGCGTCCCGCTTCTGTCAGGTATTGCTGTCCCGCAGCCGCAGAGGGTTCATCCAGAAATTCACCAATGATGTTTTCCAAGCCACCCAAAATGCGGCCTTTGTTGTTGTAGCCCCCACGGAACGCCGCCCGCATTTCATCGCCAATCTGGGCGCGCCAGTCTTGGATTTCCCCAAGCGTTGCGTTAGCGGCGGGGATTTCGTCAAATGTCGAAAGAATTTCCTTGGGAATATTCTTCCGGTTGGCCGTAGTCAGGCTGCGAACATATTCATCAATGCGCTGAGACAAGACCGGCTTGGGAAGCGGCGTCGATTCGTCAATTCCAACAGCTTTCCATTTTGCCGATGTTTCGGCCTTGGCCGTCTTAAGGGCGCTTTCAAGCCGCCCCAACATGGTTTCACTGGCAGGCCCCGACGCATCCCCTAGGGAATTTACCGCATCCATGATCGCCTGATTGGCCGCGCTGCGGCTTTCAGCGGCCCGGACAGCGCCCTCAGGTGTCCGCTGCTCAACAGACCGTTCAAGCCACAAAAGCCCCTGGTTGCCCATCTGCTGCCCAACGGTAGGCTTCATGTTGGGTAGCGGCGGTTGCGTTACTTCCGGAACAGCGCCACCAGACGCCTCCGCCAGAACCCGTCCGGCAGCGATACGCGGGCCTTCCTTGCCCATGCCAGTGGCAATACCCTTGGCCATGGAAACGCCGCTACGGGCCAGATTTGTGGCTCCTACAGCCGCCATAGGGGCGATTACGCCGCCAGCCATGGCCGCAAGCGGCTTGTAAGGCTCCGGAGCCAGTTCAGCGCCCGTAGCAGCGCCAGCGCCAGACGCAGCACCTAGCGCGGCATTGGCCAAAATCTTGCCTACCGTTACGGGTCCGCCAGTGGGCAATAACGCACCCGTCAAGCCAGCGCCGACGCCACGCGCCAACCGTTCCGGAAAAGTCTTGGCAGTTACCTCCTCAGGATTAGCAGGCCCCAGGGCACGATTGATGTTGCTGGTTAGTTGTCCTTCGGGCAATTCCCATCCAGTCAATGCTTTGGACATTTTTTTAGTGGCGTTAAGAACAGGATTTGTTTCCGTCATAACGCGATAAACAAATTCTGGAGCGGCTGTCAGTGTCTCTAGAAACCCGGCCCCAACATTGCGCGCAATCCCGCGCTTTTCTTCCTTCGGCGCAGCAGGAGGCGCTTTCGCAGAGGCAAGCATCTGCAGAAGTTCTTCCGTGGGGATTTGGCTCAGGTCGGCCATTACTTCACCACTCCACGGCGGCGAAGTTCATTGACAATCTCCTGCGGACTGGGCTGGCCCTTGTCGTTGCCCCTGTCCGTGCGGCTGTACTGAGGCTTGTACTTGCTACCAACACCAAACAAGTCCCAGATCGCTTTGCGCGAATTATCAACGCTGCGCTCCATGACCGCGCGCATTTTGCCGGTAGCCGCGTGAACAGCCTCGCTAAGACCGTTAGCGGCCTTGCTGTCCAGGCCATCGCGGATGATATGCTCCGCTTCGGTGTAGTCCTGCTGCGTGATGCCAGAGCCGGAACGGCCCTGAAGCGCAGCGTTATACCCGGCCAGTTCCGCCCGAAGCTGGTTCAGGTGGAACGCATACTGCTGCATCGTGGGATCGTTAAATTCGCCTTGGGCAAACTGGTTGGCCAGATTGCCGACACGCAGCTTGCCCATACCCACCGCATCAGCAACCGGTTTCAGGTTTTCCAAGGTGGAGGCAAGTTCATCCTCCATGATCTTGGTGTTGTTGACGCGCATGATGTTCTTCTCAAGCGTCTCGTTATAAGCCTTGAACTGGCTCGCCAGCGTGGACGCATCAACCCCGCGCTTGTTGGCAAATTCTTCGGCCTCTTTGAACGCCTTGTTGCGCGAAGCCTTGTCACGCGGCAGCTTGGAAGAGTCTCCGGTCAGGGCCATGAACCCCGGCAGGGAAAGGCCGGTCTGCGCCAAAATGCTCTGGCTGTTGGGATCAATCGGCGGCTGCGGTACGGCCTGCTTTTGCCCAATGCCTTCAAGCCCGATCTTCTTGGCCAAATCCTGTGTATATTGGCCAGCAGTCATCTTTTCGAGGCCCGGATTGGCCTTGATGGCGTCCGCAGACAGAACCGAAGTCAGGGGCGCATCAGGAGAAGAATTAAGAACCGCCATGGCTCCCTGCGGGCCGAACCTGTGGGCAAGCGCAAGCGTGGTCGCGTTGACCGGCTGGCCACCTTGCGCCAGCAGATTGGCGTTATCCTTAGCATGTTCAATTGCCATCTCCCGCGAAATCGCTGGGTCTTTGCGCAGCTCCAAAAGCTGCTTGTCCGTCATGTTTTTGGCAAGCTCAGGGCGCGCGGCCTTGATGGTATCCAGCCAAGTCGAGTCAATAAACTGCGCATTGCCGGTAGCGGACGAAAGCGGGTTTTTGGCCGCAGGATTGCCGGTGGAATTTTCCAAGCCCATCATGCGGTCAGCAAACGTCTCAAAACCAAACGTGCCGTCACCGTCGCCAGAATTGACGCGTTGCCCTGTCTGCGTGTTGTAGATGACGGGATTGCCATCCGCGTCCGTGCCAGCGCTCGCGTAACGCGCCGCAGACTGTGACGACGCAACCGCCTTTACCTCTCCGGTGTACGGATCAATGCTGAAAATGGAATTGCCAGCAACCTTTGTTTCAGGCATAGCCTTGACGGCGGGGATGCCGATGGATTCTGTCGCATCCCTGCCGATGAGATAATCCTGAATGGGCCGCAGCTTTTCGTAAAGCGATGCAACCTTGATCGGGGAATAATCGCCAGCCTTGTCGATCAGCGGGACGCCCTGCGCATGAAGCCGCGCCTTGGCCTCATCCCAGCTTTTGGCGTCTCCAATATTTTCAAGGGCGCTGGTTACGGTCTGGAGGATTTCGAGCGTCTTGGCGCGCTGCTCAGGCGTGGTATTGGCAAACTGGCGCTCAACATCGCTAACGCCATTCTGTGGCGCTACCGACTTGCTCTTGCCCTCGGCAATGTTGCCGGTTTCGTTCATGCCGCTGTAAGCGGACGTAAGGCGCTGCTGAAGAACAGGGGAATAACGCCCGCGATATTGCGCAGCCTCAGGGACGCCCTGCTTTACAAGGTTGTCAACATTCTGATCCCAGCTCGCGGCGTCCGTGGCAGAAGAAAGCGCATCAAGGATCAGTGTGTTTTTAAGCTGCGCCTTGCCGAGCGCCGTCTTGAGTGGCGTCGTCTGGCGGGCCGCATCAAGTTCCAAATCGCCAGCCTCCGTCCGCTGGCGGCTCTGCGCAACCTGCTGCTCCAAAAGGCTAAGGGTGCCCTCATTGGCGCGGATTTTCTGCGCGCCGGTAATCGCCCCCTCAATATCAAGGGGCGTATAAGTGGACATTGCCGCCTGAAGGATGGAGTCGCCGTAGGCCATGTTAGCTCATGCCCGCAAAGTATGAGTTCATGGGAGTAGATGCGACGTAATCCAATGCGCCGGTTTTGGCCTGCGATAGTTGATAAGCCAACATGGAGTTGTTAAGGGCCTGGTTGATGCCGCCCGTCATGGCCATGTTTGAGCCCATGATGCCCGCCCCCGCTGCGCTGCCCGCGTTCATGTACGAATTTCCGACATTGGCACCCGTCGCAACGCCAGCACTACCCGTCATGGACCCGGCATTTTCGCCAAGCGTCGCAACGCCAGTAAGGCGGTTCAGGTAGTCGCCCAGCACGGATTGGGCCATGCCCTGACCAAACTTGGTGGCGTTCTGAATGGTCGCCCCTGAGTTCAAAAGACCGCGAGCGGCCCCGGACTGGTTCAGCGCGCGCATCCCCTCATCAAAGCTGAACTGATAGCCGGGATACCCCTTCAGGGCCTCATAGAGCTTGGAATTGTCGGGTGCGCCCGTTGTGCCGATGCCAAGTATATTGGCAAGATGCGACAGCGCGCTTGTTCCCATGTTCAGGTATGGAGCAAGATCGGAACGAGTCTGATTATAGATGTTAAGCTGCGTTTCGGCAGACTTGTTTGCAGCCTGAACCTGTGCTTGTGCAGCGTCCTCCGCAGCGCCAGCGTTCATAGCGCCCCCAGCAATGGAACCGGCAGCCCCAACGCCAGCAGCAATTAGACTGCCTGTAAAACTAGGCATCGTTTAGTCCCCAATCCAAAGAGAATATGTCCGCTGGATTTCCTTGGCCCCACGGCGGCCAAAGAACTTGCTCAGGTCATGCCCACGGCCCTGCGTCCGGTGATGCGGGAATATGTGCTGCACCCCCATTGCCTTCAGTGTGGCAACAGATTGATCCCAGAGCTTTAGGGTGCCCTTGGAGTGTCCCGGTGCGACATACCAAGCGCCTTGGTGCGCCACCAAAAGGCCCTTACTCTCAAGATCAAGGCAGACTTGCCATGTAAAATAGCCAACCAGTTTGCGGTTTAGGCGAAGCCCAAATACACGCAGGATTCCGGCCTTTTGAAGCGCCAGCATCCCAAATTCATCGACCTGGAATTTGCGGCGCGGCTCAACACCCGCATCTACTTCAATGGAGTGCGCCTCGGCTAACGCCTTGGCTTCCGGCCAGAAATGCTGGAACGGCTCAATTTCAACGGTATAGCCACTTTCCAGCGCCTTCAGGCGGTCACGCGCCTCCGCTTTCATGGCCTCAATGTGAGGCTCATTCTGGACAAGGCGATCAATCCGCTCATCCATCTTGACCTGAATGTTTACGTTGTCGAAATCCCGCCAATGATTGAGGTCGAATTTCTTCTGCGGCGCGACATGGTTCAACAGCATGGCCGCAGCGTTAGGCAGGTTCAGGTCATCATATTCCAGCCGGATTGCTTCGGGCTGAACCTCAATTTCATCCAGCGCGCGTTCGCGGATTTCCATTTCCTGCTTAGGAAGGACGATGCCGAACCGCTCCAAAGAACGATGTACGTCCTCGCGCTTGCGGCGAATAACGACAAACTTGATGCCGGGGATTTCCTTGCGGATTAGTCGCCATGCAAACATGGAGCCCGTCTCGCAGGAGCCATCCAGACCGCCAGAAAACCGATTTGCGAAATCCCGAACCCCTCGGCACTCAATGCCGATATCGTGCCCCACAATCAAATCATGATCGGACAGCCAATGGGCTATCCAAGCAGATCGGGATCGAGGAAGGGAAAAAACGATAAACGGCTGCATCCGGGGCCACTCGCTTGCGGTTTCCTGCGGCGGTGGCTTGGCCGTTTATCTAAGCGTGAAAGCTAACACATTTCCTTTAAAGGTCAAATCAGGATGTGTAGCCCGAACCCGTCGCATTGATTGCGGAATTTGCGCTGGCCTTAAAGCTCAAAAAATCCCCAGCATCGAGAATAAGGCCCGCAAGTTCAGGCGAAACATACGCCTGCCCCGGCGAAATCGGATAAGCGGAAATAACGGCGTTAGTGGTCGCAACAGAACCGCCAGAACGAACCACATTGACCGTTAGTGTCCGCTGTACCGTGTCCACATTCGTAAACACGCATCGCGTAACGGTAGTCTTGGTCGTGGCAGGCGAAGTGTAATAGGTCGCATCCGAGCTGGTAATCTGGGACGGGCCAAAAAGCACTTTGGGGATTGTCAGGGCCATGATTGTTCTCCTAAGCCTTGAAATAACAGCCGCTAACAAGGATCGTGTATTGAACCCCGCTAACGTAATTGGTGGTAGTGAGTGAAACCGGCGAACCCGCACTTTGGCGGGCGTTTAGCGTGAAATAATCCGTGCTGGCAGCCATGTTTCCCATGATATCGGTATACCCGACACCCCAATTGACAATCCCCGGATCAGCAGGGAGACAGACGTTATTAATGCCGGGCCCATTTGTGGCAGGCGCAGAAATACGGATAGCACCACTGGCAGTCGTATAAGTTGGTGTGAATTTTACCCGCGTGTTGAAACACACAAGGTTGCCCATCACCTGAAATTTACCCTGTTGGTCCGTATAAGACACGCTCAAATCGCCCGCCGTATCAAACGTTATGGTCGGGGTATAGGCTCCAAGCTGCGGCGCATCCTGCGGAATAAAAGGCTGGTATTGATCGGGTGAGCCGGGGTCTTGTGGGAGATATGGCTGGTATCCCGGAACGCTAAGATCAGCCGGAACCTGCAAGGCAGCAAGCCGAGCATATAACGCTTCTTGCTCAGGGGACGAATATTCAAACGGCGGGGCTTCCGCGAGCGAAACAAGGAAGTCCACAATATCAATAACGCCGCCCTGTCCCTGAATAGCGGCCCACAATTCCTGATACATTTTGAGGAATTGCAAGGTAGGCAGAACCTGTCCCTGAACATGCGGATCAATGAACCCAATCGGCATCCGCGCCAGAATGGGCGATACCGGGAAAACTGCCTGCGGTGGGTTTTGCGGATTAGCCATTACATGCCAACCGTTATATCGGCATGAGCGTTAATCAGGACACGCTTGACCGGATCGCTAATCGTGATCCTGAATACGAGAACCCATGCTTGGCCCATGCGCAGAAACCGTTGGCGGCGCAAATATTCGCCTATGCGCCCCAAGGAGCGCCATGGCTGCAGGATTTTCCATGTCCTGCCACCATCCCTAGAAATGTCTAGCATAACCTGCGGGTTTTGACCCTGCCCAGTTTCAGTTCCAACGCCAGCTTCAAAATCAAATTCAAGCCTGGAAATGAAAACACGCTTTTTGTCGGCATGAATCGGAACCGAAGTGCAGGAAAGCTGCATAGGATTGCCGATTTCCGTATATGTTGACCAATCCAGAAGCATAACGTTGCCGCTGTCATAGTCTCCAATCAGGATTTGATTTGGCGTTTGAACAGCGCAGTTGCCACGCCACCGCTCAAGGCTTTCTCCATTGGAGTTCCGGCTCTCGCGCTCATGCCAACGACTTGTCTGAATATCCCAGACAAGGCTTTTGTTGATTGATGGGATGGTGAGATGGACCATCTTGTGACCATTAAACGTATAGGTAAAGCAGAAAGCGTCCGTTATATCGCCTGCGCTTGCTATCAGGTTTTCAATCGGCGGTGTGCTGATCGGAATAGGTGTTGAACCCTGCAGACGGTAAAACTTGCCGTCCGTGCATAGGAAAAACAGCGCGTCATCCTGTCGAATAATCGTATATGGAGAAACGCAACCGCGCGTTATGACGCCGCCTGCATATCGCTGAAACGGAAAATCCGCATTGCCCGCGTCATACCACATCTCAATATGCTTTTGTCCGAATAGGAAAAGCAGCTCAAGATTGGTAGCAACCCCCGTCATAAGGTCGCTTTCCGCTTCTGCAGAAGCAAATAGCAGCCCGTTATAGGTCAAGCCATCGTTTGTATTTGAGATAAAATATTGATTGGTCCCGACCTTATCGAAGACAAAATACGTATCAAAATAAGTGACGGTATTTGCGGGATAAAAGTTTGGGTCCGTGATTTGCTCAAATGTCCCGGCGTCAATCGTATAAATGTAACCAGACGCGCCATTCACTATGCAAATCTGCTCCCCATTGTCAGCAATAGAAACCGGACCCGTTCCGCCAATGTCAGGCCCTGCCGGGTTCAAAAGCGTAGCTGTTGACCCTACAACCGAATAAAACCCGCCACCCGACACAAAGTATGTAATGCCTTTGCAAACATATCCCCAGCGGACAGGACCATTCCCACAAATTGCACGGGCGCTAAGGCCCGGTGAGCCAAAAATCGGGATTTGACTTTTGGCCTCCTGGCTTTCTGCTTCGACAAAACAATTGACCATCTGCTGCGCAGAAAGAGGCAGGGAGTGGGATTGATACGATTGTGTGGCAAACAGGATGGGCGGCATTTATCCGCCCCGCGAGGTCTGATCGTAGTCGATGCCAAACTGAATGGCTTCGGGTTCACGGTCCCAGCCTTGGGCAAGTTCAAGCCAATAATCGGCGCGCTCTTTAATCATGGCCCAGCGAGGCGCAGGAACGTCAAATTCAGGCCCCATCTCAATGGCAAGATTCCAGATGCAGGCGTTACTCCATTCAATCGGAAAATCACCTGTCTGCGTCGGAGCAGCCGTTACGTCCTGAAGCGGGCGCATATAAGTAAACCGCGCGCCACTGCTGCTATCCTGCGGATTCAGATAGGTATAAAACTGCCCTTGCGGAACGCCATTCAGCAACTCTGGCGCATAGAAATATTGCGTCGGGGTGCCTTGGTTCACCTTGTTGGGATAGTCCATGTAATCACGCCTGGAAAGGGGCGTCATGGGCGTTTCTATAAGGCCCTGCCACGAAATACGGCGCGCAGCAGGGATGCGAAGCGGGCTCTGAATGGTCGCGCTATCGGGATAAGTAAACACAAAATTGTTGACGCTAACCGCAGCTTCCAAAGCATCGGCAAGCGTTACAGTGTCGCCAACCGGCGTTCCGCTAATGGTAGTCCATTGCGTATAGCCCGTGTTTAGGACAACACCGATTCTGTTGCCGTTAGTAAATCCTTCTGTGTCCGTTACGACAATCGACGTATCGCCAGCACTTGCGCCCGTGGTGACTTGCGCAAGGCTATAGCTAAACGCATCGCAGCAATAAGCCGGGGGCGTCGGGCTAGTGCCAGTCCCAAGCAAATACCGGTATTGGCCCTTCTGTAAAAAAAGAACCGCCTCTTGCGTGGTCCAGATATGAATGCCCGTTGTCGCCCATGCCTTTAAAACTGCATTTAGGGCAAACTTTGCGTCCTCCTGCATTCCAGCAGTCGGCTCCTCATCCTCCGCAATAGCGCCAAGCTTCCGGTATGCCGCGTTGATGATCCGCGACAGCGTATTGCCCCAGGTATATGTGCCGCTAGAAGTCATGCTGTCTGCAAATTCGCATATGGCAAATCAGGAATATGAACCGCATAGTCTATCACATCATTTCCAGATGCCACCGGAAACGGGATCGGATTTGCAAACGTCAGTGTATTGCCGGTCGGAGCGCCGCTAAGCGTTGAGCGAAACACTTCACCGTTATTAAGCATGATGCCGACAGGATCGCCGTCCGTAAACCCGGCAGTAGACTCAACAAGAAATGTTGTCGCCCCTATGGGGTAAGCTGCCTGCGTCTGCGTGTATATCGGGCCGTCATACTGGATTGGAGAAGTCGGACGTGGATCAGGAACCCACTGCGGGTCCATAACGCCTTTGACAAAATCCTGCGGTTGGCGGATTTCCCAGAGCTTCTGATCTACGATCATGCCGGTCCAAACTTCGCGCGTATTTCCAGCGCGAACACTGAACCCACTAAAATCATCAATGCGCCAAAAACTGCCGCCGCGATATTGTATTCCTGGTTTACGGCCCATACAGCACCCACTTGTTTTCAGGAGTACGGACTGATATTAATCCAGCATGAAATGCTCTCCAAAAGACAGATTTTACACCAAGTTCAATGAAATCCCAGAAACAGGGTGTTGGGAATGGAATGCTTATCGCCAGAAACAAGGATATGGCTGCTTTAGCTTTTCTGGTAGCCAAGGACTTGCTCACCGAGCCTCTTGGGTTCTTCATAACGGTCCAATTCCTGCAGGTATGGACATTCTGCACAAATGCGACAATCCGCCCTGTGTAAACCCAGAGCATCTGTTTCTTGGAGACGATTTTATCAATCAAAGAGACCGAGTGGCGAAAGGCCGTCACAAGGGCGTTCCGCGCGAACAGCGCGGAGAAGCCAACAAAATGGCGAAGCTTACATCTGATCAAGTAAGACAAATCAGGTACCTGCGCGAGACTTCTAAAGTCTCGCAAGGTGCTCTCGCAAAAGAGTTCGGAGTAAGCCAATCCCTTATATGTCAGATTGTGTCCAGAAAAACGTGGGGGCACATCTGAGATTTTAATATCAAATGTGCGGCCCACGGCATCTCCTTTAGGCCAGCGTCAAGTTAGTAACGCCAACAACTTCCGCGTAAAATGAAAGTTCTATGTACCCGTCAATTCCCTTGGCACCTGCAGCAGCGCCGGACGAATTATAGGAAAGCGCGCCCCCGCTAGGGCCATGCCCAGCACCCGCAGAAACAGACGACTTTCCACCGCCTGAAATATTGACGTTGCTGCCGCCACCGCCCATCACGCGGACATTCTCAATAGCAAACCCCGTTGAGCCGCTTTCGCCCGGAATAATTACATCGCCCATGGGCGAACCGTTATAAACGTGGTTTCCGCCTGCCCCACCTTCGTTGCAGCCGCCAGTGTCCTTATCAAAAGACGCAGAGGCAAAACCGCCTTGAGCGCCACGACAAATAAGGACGTTTGTGCCGTTTTCCTTGATGTAGCTGTCTTCGCCATATGCACCGTTATTGGCACCAGCAGCGCCGCCCGCGCCGCCCTGACCCACATAGGCTGTGAGAGGTGTCACAATGGGCCGCATATCATTGCGACATTCACCAGGAGAGCCACCGCCGCCGCCTACAGAAAGGAAGCCGGTATTGCTGCTGGCCGTATTTGGGCACCCGGCCCCGCCGCCACCAGCCCCAATAACGCGCGCCTCATAATGAGTGGCCCCAGAAGGAACAGTGATCGTCGCAACGCTTCCCGTATAGCCAAGACGCTGACGCGAAACGAGAATATAGCCAGAAAATGGCATGAATAAATCCTAGCTATTGGCGCTACGGGCCATTTCAATCCAAGCAGAGCCAATCTTAACAAGTGTCAGGGTGTCGTTTGCAGTACAAACAAAATTTTCCCCGCCCGCGAGATAGGCATTGGAACGGTCAACCGTTGCATTGTCGTCAATGCAATACACAATCAGCCGCTGCCCATCTGCACCGTCGGTAAAATTCGTAATGGTGTAAGGCCCCGTCCCGCTGACCGGCAGAATGCTCACATTAGCAACGCTGGGCCTTGTGTTATTAGAGCTGGTTCCAGCCGAAGTGTATGTAACGGCGGCCTTAACGCCTACGGTGTAAGTCTGTAGAAGCGCCCAAGTATTCGCCGTGGACAGCAGATTGATCGCAATAGTGGCCTGTTGTGCGGCCGCAGGCGCGCTCAGGGCAAGGATAAGGGCAAGGAAGCCCCAATTTCGCTTTGCAGCCGCCAAGACCCCGCGCATCACTTGTAATCACCAGAAATAAATGCGTGGGTAGAAGCCGTTTTGGTAAAACAGCCAGTCGTAGAAACCCCAATTACAATTCCAGTTGAAAACGTAATGGGGCCGGGACCAAACGAAGCCGACAGCAGCGTTGCCCCAGAAGGCATCGCATAACACTTGGCAGGCGTTACGGCACCGTCTGCGGGCGCAGAGGTCGCGTCATAGACCATGACCCACCATGCAGCGCCAGAAAGCGTGCTGTCTGCGGATACTTCAAAACTATAAAGACTGGCCGCCCCTGAATTAACCACAAGATTTGCAGCAAGAGCCGAAGACGAAACCTTTGTAGCAGCCCCTAAATTGGCCGTAACTGTGCCGCTAACAGTGCCCGTGCTGGCGCTGCAAGCCTTGCCTGTCGTATCTTGGGTCAAGGGATAAGCTCTGCCCGCCACATACGTAACGGAACCGCACGAAGCAACCACGCTGGCGCTGCTCTGCGCATGACACTTCGTAACGGTAAGCGCCATCACCAACGCAAAGGGGACAACAAACCACCAGTTCAGGCCAAGCTTCATTGCACGATATCCTTCTTGCACCAGATATCTACCGTATAGCTTGATCCAGCAGCCGCGCCCAGCGTTGTGAACAGAACCTTGCCCGTCGCACCAGCAACCGGTGCACCGCCAGACTGAGGAACAAACAAGCCGCCAGACTTGCGGAAATCCAGCTTGCCAAAACCCTGAAGAAGCCACGCCGTTACGTCTGTCGTGGCGTCCCAATCAATCTGCAGCGTCATGCCTGAGACAGTGTAATCCATCCGCATGATCTTCAGATGCGTACCAGGATATAGCGTATTGCCCTGGATCGTAACGCCAAGAGCGCCCGTCGAAGTCGGGTCGATCTTGACCACGGCAGTTTCACCAGTCCCATCGCTGAGACTGGTAAACTTTACGCGGTACCATTGCTGGCCGTTCTCAAGAACTTGGGTGGCGACAGCATCGGCCATTTAAGACCCTCCTGTTAGGTGGGCTTGACCATAATGCCGTTGCTGGCAGCGACAGGCGTAGCACCCAGAACCCACATATTCGCCAGCGCGTTGGCGTCACCCCAGTTCGTTGACGCGTCACCGACAAAACCACAATTGTTCATAGCCAGATAACCGCCAGGAGAGGCATTGGTCATGGAAGCAACCACAGTCTGAGCCGTCGCACCGGAGGACATGGCATTCAGGAACAGGCAGTTATCAAACCGCTGATAACGGTCAATCGCAGACGCCCCCGTGCAGAGAATATCCAAGACGCCCGCATTCGTCGCGCGCATCGGGAAAGTGCAGTCACGGAAAGTATTGCGCGGGGTCGCACCGGCAAATTCCAGCGTGGCGTTGGCAACCGAACGGGCAACCGTGTCAGTGCCCAGAGTGCAGTTAACCCAAGTGGTTTCGCCAGTGCCGCTGATCTTGACACAACGCGCGCCGGTATCCGCACCAGAGGCAGCATCCGCAATGCCCTGAATGTTCACATTCACATAAGCGTTATGGCCGCCAGTGTCAGTCCAGGCGATCTGGTTGGTGCCGCCCGTCGAGAACCCGTTGAACACGTCAATGTTCTGGAACACGCAACCAGAGCCGGAAACCACGATGAAATTACCCGAACCAAACGTAGCCTGCGTATAGGTGCCAGTCGGAGGCGCAATGCGGGCGCGCTGGCCCACCTCAGTCGGGGAGCAAATGCCGATCAGGTGAAGGGCGTTCTTGTTCCAGTTCAGGGTGCCGGTGGTCGCCGTGCTGTCAACGCCCTGAGCAAGAGCCTTGGAAAGGAGAGCAGTGCCGCTGGACTGGCCATTGCCCATCAGGACCACAACGTCATTATTGCCGTCCGTGGCCTTCTGAACGGCGCGGTACAGGGTCTTGAGGGCATTGTCGGGGCTGTTGCCAGAATTGCCGTCCAAGCCGTTGACCGGATCGACAAACCAGTAATCGCCAGTCATCGCCACGCCAGCAACGCCGCCGAAAACCGGAACGCCGTAGCTGGTAACACCATTCGGGAAATTGGTCAGGCCCATAATCGTTACTCCTAGTTAGTGCCCGGCAGGATTCAAACCGCCGCTTACCCAATCAGGGACACAGTTACCGACGCGACTTGACGCCAAAACTGTCCGACATGTCGGACATGGCCTGCGACCTCTCAACCTCGCGGCCATCAGCCTTGGTTTTCTTGTCGCCATAAATGTTCTGGATGACGCCGAAGGTTTCGCGCGGTTCCATCTTGATCTTGTTGCTGGCGATCGCCTTGCGCGGGCTCATGCCAAACGATCCGTCAAAACCCTTCTGCATCACTTCCTCCGCTTGCGCTTCTTGGCTTTCGCCTTGTCAGCCGCAACGAAATCCTTCCCAACACTCTGCGAAACCTTGACCTTCCGCGCGAATGAAGGGCTGTGAGCGACAGCCCGCATGAACTTTGCCTGCTTGCCGCTCACACTAGGCATAACGTTAGACGCCCTGTGCGCCGTACAGGCCGCGCCAGTCGGTCCAGTAGGCCGAGAAGCGCATGTACAGCATCGCCTTGGCGTTCTTCGTGTCAAACTCGTTGTCCGTGTCGAACATCGGCTTGTCACGCCACATGAACTGCATACCGTATGGAGCGTCGGTGCGAATGAACCAGTTCACCGAGGAGGTGAAATAGTTGTTCGTAACGATACCCTTAGGGAACAGGCCCATGGCGCGAATAACGTTGATCGCGTTGTTGGCCGTGTTGTTCTGCAGGATCGAGTGCAGGATGCGGTTGGCGTCGAAAATCTGCGCCGGGGAGATAATCAACGACTGCGGAATCAAGCTGATCTTGTTGCCGCGATAGTCCGTCGCCTGCATGATCTGAACAACCAGGTCTTCAATCGCCAGTTCCGAAATATCGGCAGACTGGGACAGCTTGTTGGACTGGTTGCCAGTCAGGCTGGGATGGGCCGTCGAGATCAGCGTGGTGCCGTCACCGCCGTTGTAGCCGGAAGTGAAGGCGTTATTGTACACGCTGGCAGCAACGATTTCCTCGGTCTGGCGGCCCGCAAACGCCAGCGCAGCAGCGCGCCGCTTGGAGACAACCTCGTACAGGTCATCGCGCAGTTCTTCGTAAGTCACGATGTAACCGCTCGAATACGCAATGTGCGTATAACGGCTGATCGAGCCCTGAACTTCGCTGTCAAAGGTCGTGGCCGAGCCCTGATCCTTCTCGCGCAGGACGCCGAAGCCGGAGATTTCAACCTCTTCCTCATACGCCTTGTCGCTGGTCACAACGTCGAAGCAATCAGGATACTGCTCCGCGTGTTCGGCATACTGCCGACCAAACCAAGCCTTGATGCCGGGCCAAAGAGCTTTGGGGTGTGCGCCGGTAGTGATAACGCCGCCGATGGTAGCCATGTTCTAAATCTCCTCTCAGGCTGCGCTTAGAAGCCAGCCGTGTTCTGCGCGAGCGCAGACAGGTTGAGCTGGACCAGCCAACGGGCATAATTGCCGATGGCATTGTCAGGACCGCGAACCAGGCCAAGAACCTTGACCTGATAGGTGGCGTTACCCGTGGCGACGGTGGACGAATCCAGCATCCAGCCAGACAGGCCCGTAACAGTCGAGCCCGAACCAGCAACCAGATTGCCGTTCGCATAGCCGCCCGTGGTGATGGCGATGTTGCCGCCGTCGCTGTCTTCCTGAACTTCGTAAGCAACGCTGGGATCGTCGCACAGAAAGCCATAGCCAGCCGTCGAGGCCGGATGGTACAGCGTGGCGCTCTGAAGCAGAGTGGACGAAGCGTTGCCGCCAGCAGCCGGGCCATTGGTCTGGCCAAGGAAAGAACCGGCGATGCGGTTGGTCGCGCCAGCAGACGCAATGCCAAACGCAGGGACGCCATAAGCGTCCGTGGTGCCCAGCGGAACCAGCGGATCACCAATGAAAATGTTCACCGCCTGCGAAGACGGGATGTAAATGAGACGGCCCTGGCCGCTCCAAGTCGTGCCGTCAAGGTTGACGGGCTTAAGCCCAAACGG